CTTTGAGGAAAAAATATTTTTCAAACGTGAGGCTATTGCAGACAATTGTTTGTGGGTAGCAAAGAAAAGATATGCAATGAACGTATGGGATAACGAAGGTGTGAGATATACCACTCCCGACCTTAAGGTCATGGGACTTGAGATTGTTCGTTCGTCTACTCCATCAGTTGTTCGAGACAGTTTGAAAGAAGCGGTTAGACTTTGTTTGACTAGTGACGAAAAAACATTACACAAATATATTGAGGAAACAAAAAAGGACTTTATGTCTAAATCGGTTGAGGATATTGCATTTCCTAGAGGTTGTAACAACATTGCAAAATATACTGATGTGTCTAACATCTATGCAAAAGGAACTCCTATTCACGTTAGAGGTGGTTTATTATACAATCATTATTTGGTTGAAAAGGATGTTGCTAAGAAGTATGAAAAGATACAAGAAGGTGATAAAATAAAATTTGTTTACTTGAAGGAACCTAATATCATAAGAGAAAATTGCATTTCATTTATCGGAACTCTTCCTAAGGAATTTGATCTGCATAAGTATGTCGATAAAGAATTGATCTTTGAAAAGGCTTTCCTGGAACCACTGAAAACTATTGTGAAAACACTTGGGTGGAAAACAGAACCTGAAAATACACTTGAGGATTTATTTACGTGAAAATTTTAATTGTCGGTTATGGATTTGTAGGAACTGCCACTCATTATTTGTTTGAGAGAACAGACGCTACAATTTATATACATGATCCTGCTAAAGGGTATACTAATGTAGGAGGTCATTATGATTACATATTTTTGTGTGTTCCTACTGATTTAGATCTTTGCAATCAAAAATTAAATATAAATTTATTGAGAGATGTTTTTAATGAATGGAAACATTCAGGTCAAATAGTCATACGTAGCACAATCGGTCCTAATCAAGTAGAAAAGTTCCCAGGTGCAATTATGATGCCTGAGTTTTTGAGGGAGAATCATTGGAAAGAAGATGTAGACGATCCTGAACTTCCATTGATTGTCAGCGACAAGGACTTTTCTATAGAGCTACATCAAATGTTTTCTGAAAAGAAAGTTTATTGTTTGAGTGCTGAAGAGACAATGATGTTTAAATTAGCAAGGAACTCTGCTCTTGCTATGAAAGTTGCTGTAGCAAATGAGTTTGCGGAAATTTGTAATCGTTTGGACATTGACTATACTGCAATACAAAATATGTTAGAAGACGATCCTGCTGTAGGAGGAACTCATTGGCAATGTCCAGGTCCTGACGGTAGAGTAGGATTTGGTGGTAAGTGCTTACCTAAAGACTTGACACATATGAAATCATTGTGTTATAATAGTGACAATATTTTTAAAACAGCATTGGTTGTAAATGCAAACAGGAGAAAAAGTGAATAAGGCTATAATACTTGGCAACGGTGCTAATAGAGAAGGTATGTTTTATGGAGATACGCTTGATATTTGGGCGTGTAATCTTGCATTTAGAGAAAACCTAAACATAAAAACACTAGTTGCTACTGATGCACATAGACAACATGAAATATATTGTTCTGGTTATGCAAATGATAATCGTTGTATATTTTTAGATTGGAATCCTGTAACATCAGATGGAACAACACCTGAACTATTAGAGCTTGCAGGTTTTACAACTAAGTATAATGACTATGACAGTCACGGTGCTGTTATCAGCGGTTGGAACAATACAATGTTCTTTACATATCTGAATGAAACTGATAAAGTAGAGAACGTAAAAATGAGTGAACTACCTAAAAGATTTAGCTCGGGTGGTTTTGCCATGTGGTTAGCTGCGAAAGAAGGGTATAAAGAAATACTCCTTGCAGGGTTTGGAGACACTAAACACGCATATCGAGAGTATGCAGAGGGTGTGGATATACCTCACGTAAAAATATGGGAAGAAGAAAGAAAATTTATTATAGATAGTTTCAAAGATGTAAAATGGAGATACGTATGAGTTTACTTGAAAAACTTAAAAAGAACAGCACTATCAAAGACACTGCTGTTCTAACAGAATCAAAATTTTTCAGTACAAAAGATTTGATTCAAACCTCTGTTCCTGCTCTTAACGTAGCACTTAGCGGGAGACTAGATGGGGGACTTACTCCTGGACTGACAGTATTTGCAGGTCCTTCAAAACACTTCAAGACTGCCTTTTCACTTTTGTTAGCAAAAGCATATCTTGACAAGTATGATGATGCTGTGTTATTATTTTATGATTCAGAGTTTGGTACTCCTCAATCATATTTTGATACTTTCAATATAGACAAAGATCGAGTTATTCATACTCCTATCACAGACGTTGAACAGTTGAAACATGATTCAATGTCTCAGTTAAATAACATTGAACGAGGAGACCACGTTATTATTGTTATTGACTCAGTAGGTAACTTGGCAAGTAAAAAAGAAGTTGATGATGCACTAGACGGTAAGAGTGTGGCTGATATGTCACGGGCAAAACAGTTGAAGTCTTTGTTCCGTATGGTTACTCCTCACTTGACAATTAAGGATATTCCTTTGATTGCAGTCAATCACACATATAAGGAAATCGGTTTGTTTCCTAAGGATATTCTTTCAGGAGGCACAGGCATTTATTACTCCGCAGATAATATTTACATTGTTGGTAGACAACAGGACAAACAAGGTCAAGAACTGTTGGGATACAATTTTATTATCAATGTTGAAAAGTCACGCTTTGTGCGTGAGAAGTCTAAGATTCCTGTTGAGGTGTCATTTGAAGGTGGTATCAGCAAGTGGTCAGGTTTATTGGACATGGCGCTAGAATCAGGTCACGTTATCAAGCCTAGTAATGGTTGGTATCAGAAAGTAAACACTGAAACAGGAGAAGAAGTAGAAGGTAAATATAGGCAAAAGGATACATATAACAAAGAGTTTTGGTTACCTATACTACAGGATCCTACATTCCTTGCTTGGATAAGCAAGAGATATGCAATTTCAAGTGTAGATGGGATAATGAAAGATGAAGTTTCTGAAGAAGATATCGAAAGCGCTTACGAAGGAATCGCAGAAGCCTAAGGGAATTTGCGACCGTTGTAGCATTGAAATAATGGAGGGAGATACAGCACTGTGTTTTCATGGACACGGTGATGAATTGTTTTTATGTGAACCTTGTGTTGAAGCGTTGAGAAAGGAATTTATAAAAGAAGATGCAGATTGAAAAATTAATCATATCCAACTTGATACTTGATGATAGTTATTTTAGAAAGGCAATTCCGTTTCTAAAATCAGAATATTTTTCAGGTGAATACAAAACACTTTTGAGAAAGATACAGGAGTATTCTGAAAAATACAACAAACCTCCTACTAAACAAGCACTCGCCATAGCTATTGAAGAGGATAAAGTAATATCCGAAACAGAACTTCCAGCACTTAGCGAGTGGTTAGGTGAGGTGGTTGAAACAGAAAATGATCCTCAATGGTTGTTAGACGAAACTGAAAAATTTTGTAAAGACAAAGCAATCTACAATGCTATCATGGACAGTATTCAGGTCATTGATGGCAGAGACAAAGACAGAGGTCCTGACGCTTTGCCTGATATGTTGTCAAAAGCATTGCAGGTAGGTTTTGACAACAACATTGGACATGACTATATCGAAAACGCAGAAGATAGATATGATTTTTATCATAGACTAGAAGAGAAAATGCCTTTTGATCTTGAAATGTTCAATGAAATTACTGAAGGTGGTTTGTCAAACAAAACACTGAATGTAGCCCTTGCAGGCACAGGTGTTGGTAAGTCTCTTTTTATGTGTCATATGGCAGCAAATGCAATATCACAGAACAGGAATGTTTTGTATGTTACTCTTGAAATGTCAGAGGAGAGGATTGCAGAACGTATTGATGCTAATTTGATGAATTTGCCTATTCAACAACTCAAAGATCTGTCTAAACAGATGTTTGAAGATAGAATTGAAAAAATTAACAATAAGATACAGGGCAGACTTATTGTTAAAGAATATCCTACAGCGTCTGCTCATACAGGACACTTTAAGGCTTTATTGAATGAACTTAAACTCAAAAGAAACTTTATACCTGATATTATATTTATTGACTATCTTAACATCTGTGCTAGTTCTAGATTCCGTGCTGGTTCATCAGCAAACTCCTACACAATCATTAAGTCCATTGCAGAAGAGTTACGAGGTCTAGCAGTTGAATTTGATGTTCCTATTGTCACAGCAACACAGACTACAAGAAGTGGTTACAATAGTAGCGATGTAGAACTGACTGATACTTCAGAATCATTTGGTCTCCCGGCAACAGCAGATTTGATGTTTGCTCTTATCAGCACTGAAGATCTAGAAAAACTAGGTCAGGTTATGGTCAAACAGTTGAAAAACAGATATTCCGACCCTACAAAGAACAAACGATTCATGTTAGGTATTGATAGATCAAGGATGAAGTTATTTGATATTGAAAACCCTCAGGAAGGTTTGCAGGATGCAGGTAACACAGATACTCCCGTGTTTGACAACACTAGTTTTAGTCGAGGCGAAAGTAACTTTTCCGGATTCAAAATTTAGATAGTATAAATAGTGAGAAAGAGGAGTCTCACTATGGCAGAAGAAGAAAAGAAAACCATGCCAGCCGATGTGAATGGCGATGGTGTTGTAGATGATGAAGAGAAAAAAATGTATATTGAATTTAGGCGTAAAGAGCTTGAAGATCAAGATGCAATGCGTGATGCTCAACGTAAAATGGCTTGGTTTTCACTAGGCGGTATGTTGTTGTATCCATTTTCAGTTGTTGTAGCTAGTTTAGCAGGACTAGATCAAGCACAGGAAACTTTAGGCGACATGGCGCCGACTTATTTTGTAGCAGTTGCAGGTATCGTAGCAGCATTTTTTGGCGCACAAGCATTTACTAAAAAGTAGAAGTAAAATTATATTATGTACATATATCCGAGAGAACCCGAACACGATAGGTTCGGTTTTTACAAATATATTGTAAAAGATGTAGAAGATAAAACTGTCATGGATGTAGGGGGAAACTCAGGTAACCTCCTATATCATTCTTACGGTGAAATCAAAGAAGAAAATTATACCTGTGTGGATGTAGACAAAGAAGCTCTTGACTTTGGAGAGAAGGAATATCCAAAGTCAGAGTGGATACATCATAATACCTACAACTGGGCATATAATCAAAACGCAGAAAGATACATTCCCATCACAAATACTAAAAGAGAAAAATACGATCATATTTTTTCTTATAGTCTATTCAGCCATACTGATTTTAATGAATTAGTTTTTTCGTTAAAGGATCTACAAAAATTTCAGCCTGAGATAATGGCACACAGTATACAGCTAACTTCTGACAAAGCCATAGCAAATTGGTATTGGCACAGAAGAGTCCAGGAATATGGTCACTGTATAGATTTTAGAGACTATATAGATGGAAAGTGTAAAACTACATTTTCCGTTATGGATAACAATCAGATTATTAATAACACTATAGATCTCCAAAAATGGAATTGCCGACATCTAATCACTTTTTACAATGAGGAGTGGCTAATTCAAGCATTAGCGGACGAGGGTCTGTGTGCTGAAATAGTGCATCCTGACTATTGTTATCAGTCCTACATAGTGCTTAGATCATAGCGTCTCTCAGACCCTTGTAGGGCTTCACTAAGTTATTGATTTTGTTAGGTTTTTTAGGGCTTGACATTTGAATCTAAAGATAGTATTATACTCACATAAGTTATTGATTTTATTGAGGAAAAGATTTCAAAAAAAGTGAAAAAATGCTTGACATTTCCTCAGATTCGTGTATAATATAGCATATAAACAATGACAAAACGGTTGTGAGGACTGTATATGACTAAGTTAGATTGGATGGGTTACGAGATTGTTGCTGACGGCGCTGATGCAGGCCGTTACGCTACTCCAGAAGTAGCTGGGCAGGCTTATGTAGATGAGCTACATAGCTATATCTCAGATGCGTCTAAGGACGTATGGGGTTTCCGTTATCGTGGTGCCCTCCCCACCACCTTCGCCGAGTTAGAGGCGGAGGCCAAGATCTGGGACGACCGGATCAATGCGATGTTGGAGGATGAGCATGGGGACATCGAAAGCCTCAACGCTTTCATCCAGTATGCTCCTGACATGGAGACAGCCGAGCGTTGGCTCAAGGAGGCTTGCAATGCCTAATTATCCTTGTCAGGTAGAGTTTGACCGTTACTTTTTAAAAGGTAACTTAAATGGAATTCATCACACAGACAAGATGGGTTTCATGTCGTGGAAAGACGCCTGCGCTTGGGCAGGTTCAGTAACGCAAAGTCCTAGAGTTGATTATGTGATTCTAGAGATGCGTAATTTGAAAACTGGACAAAAGGAGACTTTCTAATGGCTAATACAAGACATGGCGGTCCTTATGACCGTGGTTCTGCAGATAGTTATTATCAGCGTGGTGAAGATCCGCATTATTATGTAGGCGCCACCTACACCTCCGAGAGGGTTGACATCACTGATAAAAATAGTGTAGAATATAAAGAATATATGCTCGGTTATACTCAAAATGAGCGTATTGGCTCCCATAAAAAGTGGGATTAACTTTAGTAATGAAAGGAGACATATATGTCTAATGTTACTGCTACAACTCAGAATCAAAAGGTTCTGAATTTTCTTAGGTCTGGTCAGTCGCTGTCTGCAGGTCAGGCACGAGGCCTATTTGGTGTCACTTCACTTGGCAAGCGTATTAGCGAGCTTCGTGCAAGTGGTCAACCTATCTATACTAACACAGCTAAGAACGGTGCCACTGTTTATCGCCTTGGTACTCCTAGCCGTGCTATGATTGCAGCTGCTTATCGAGCAGCAGGTTCCTCTGTATTTGAATAGGAACCATTTTGTTATGAGGCGAATCAGGCCTGCCTTGATATTCTAAAAGCCTGGGTCCTGGGCATGACATCCACTAAACTGCCCACTTTTCAATTTCGGAGATACTAATGGCAAATCACGTTGATAACTTTCTAAAAGTTACAGGCAATCATGCTTGTATAAATGAATTCTCACGCATTTTTTCTGAACTATCAGAGCAAGAAGGCATTGAAAATGCAAGATTCTTACCTGAGTGGGACAATGAAGATTATCCTAGAAGGCAATGGATGGAGGATCACATAGGACCTAAATGGGCGTATGTTGATTACTATGAGGAAGGCAATGAATTTGTCAGTATCACTAGTGCTTGGTGTAGCATATTTTCTTTCACAAAAACCTTAGCTAGACATCTTGAGGATTTTGACCCTAGAGTGCGTATTGAGCTTACATACATAGACGAATATGTAAACTTTGCAGGTGCCGCTGTTTGGGCAAATAGTGATTGGGATGTTGAAGAAGAAGATCACAAATACTTTGAGAAAACTTGGTTAGACGAAGGCGGTGTTGATTTTGAGCATGAAGACTATGACTCTTGGGACTACCGAGACATGGTCAATGAAAAACTTGCAAAATGGGCTAATGAAATGGCTTGTTGGATGGAGAACATGACTGATGAATAACGATCACAAACGAAAAATAGCAAAAGTAGTTATAGCTAGTCGTAAAACAATAGATCCTTCGTTCAAAGCATATTGGAAAGCTACTGCTAGTAAATTGGCGACTAAATATAAAGTGAACTTATCAGAAATAGAAAAGTGTCCGGAGTATTATAATGAAACTAAAGCTAGTCGCTACCACTAAAGTTTTCAAAAATATAGGATCTGAAGATTTGCCCATGTGGAGAGTCATTGACGGATCTGAATATATTGTTGCTAGGTTTGATAAAGAACCAACGTGGCAAGAAGTTGGTCAATCTATAAATAAAGTCGTCCATTATCTTGAAGGTAAAATTGGGCAAGGAACTAAAGAAGTATATTCAGGTTTTGAATTGTATGATGATAAAAATTTAACCCACGCTGAGTTTTTTCAATTAGAAAATGCAGGTAGTATTGATTTCCCGGCAGAAGATATTACGAATATAGATGTAACTGAGCAATTAGATGGACTCCAAGGAATATAGGTTTACAGTTGGTTTTACATATTACAATGAGCCAAATCTTTTAAAAAATCAATTAGAGTTTTGGCTTAGATACCCGCCTGAAGTGGAAATCATTTTAGTAGATGATGGTTCACAAAAATATCCCGCATACGATATACTCAAAGATTTAGATATACCTAACTTTCAACTCTGGCAAGTAGATGAAGATTTAGGTTTCAATGGTCATGGATGTAGAAATCTGATAACGAAACTTGCGTCTACTGATTTTGTTTTATATTTAGATATTGATTGTTTAATGTCTCCGGATAGTATAGGATTCTTAAAGACTATAAAGTTTAGAAAAGAAAAATTGTATAGATTTGCAATGATGAATGCGGTTAACAAAAAATATTATAGGTATCCTGGACATCAAAATATTTTTTTAGTTAGTAAAGAAAAATATTGGGAAGCTGGGGGATATGATGAATCATTTACAGGTTATCATAAAGGGGATCGTGAATTCCACGAAAGATTAGAAGCTGTTACAACTGCATCTAAATTATCTCCTAGTTTGGGAATCACTGTTGTCAGAGGAGGAAGAACAGCAGTGGTAGATAAATCGGTTAACATGATAACTTACGATGATGAAGAAATGTTAATCAGACTACCTAAACCTTCTCCTAAGGAAGTTGATTTAGTTGGAACAGTAAAAGAAAAAATAAATTTCTCCTATACTAGAATGTTATAAATACAAGTATGCTTAGTTTACGAAAATTCATTGTAGAAGCAAACTCAGAAGATAAATTAAAGCACCTAGAACACGTTGAAGATCATGTCATACACGGAGGTGCTGAAGGGTTTGCTCATGCCTATCACACGCTTAACGGTGTACACGAACACCTTTCCGGTAGAGATAACTCTACAAAAGTAACAACAAAATATGATGGCTCACCCTCAGTAGTTTTTGGCACTCACCCAGAGACAGGTAAGTTTTTTGTCGGTTCAAAGTCCGTATTTAACAAAACTCCTAAAATAAATTATACGCCGGAAGACATTCAAAAAAACCATGGCAAAGTACCTGGTCTAGTAAAGAAACTAAATGCAGCATTAGAACACTTGCCGAAAATACATGATGGTAAAGGTGTATATCAAGCAGACATTATGCACACGCCTGATGATGTAAAACACGAAGGACATAGGGTTTCACATAAAACACAGCTTATCACATATCATCATCCTGCAAATTCTGAGCACGCAAAAAAGGCAGTAAATTCTAAAATAGGTGTAGCAATACACACAGCTTACGAAGGAAAAAAGTGGTCTGACATGACAGTCAAACAGGGTCACATACCTGAACTAGAACACCATGATGATGTTCATCAGTTTCCGATTCACCACGAAACACAACACGTTCCTTATACAAAAGCTATGCAGGATGAGTACAGTTCTCACATAAAAAAGGCTATGGATGCCTACAGAAAAGCTCCTAAGGGTGCTTATGAACACACACAAAAACACGCAGAAAAACTCAAAGTGCATATTAACCGAGCAGTGAGAGACAACTCAGCTCCTTCTGCTGAAGGACTTAAAAAACACATTACAGATCATCATGCAAAAGAAGCAACCAAGAGAAAAACTGCTGCTGGACAAGAAGCGCAAATAAATGCAGGTAAACGTATGGTTGCTAGTGTAGACGATGGACACGTAAATGCAGCACTAGAAGTACACAAGCATTTGCAAAATGCTAAAAATGTTTTAACTACTGCAATGGACGGTCACCACAGTATGGGACATGAAGTTGATGGGGCGCCTACAACCCCTGAAGGTTATGTAGTTTATCATAACAACAGACCATCTAAGTTTGTATTAAGACATGAGTTTAGCAGAATGAACTTTGCAGCAGGAGATGCGAGGAAACAAAGTGGCTGATAAACACATGGTATTTACATTCGGTAGGATGAATCCTCCTACTGCTGGACACAGTAAACTCATAGATACTGTACACAACCACGCAAAAGAAATTGGTGCAGACCATCGTGTGGTAGTTAGTCATTCTCAAGACAAACATAAAAATCCATTGCACCCACATCACAAAGTAGACTACCTAAAGCACGTACATCCTAAAACAAATATAGAACACTCTAGTAAAGAGTCGCCTCACTTTCTTGCACACTTGAAAAAAATACATCAGGAAGGATACAAGAAAGTTACTATGGTAGTTGGTTCAGATAGAGTAGAAGATTTTAAAAATTTAGCAAATAAATACAATGGTCCTGATGGTGAATATCATTTTGACAAAATACATATAAAGTCAGCAGGTTCAAGGGATCCAGATGCTGAGGGTGTAGAAGGTATCAGTGGTACTAAGATGCGATCACACGCAGGCAATAATGACTTAGAAAGTTTTAAAGCGGGGTTACATCCAGATCATTCACACGATCATGCTAAGAAACTTTTTCATGCTGTTAGAAACGGCATGGGTTTGAATGAGGATCAAACAAGATTATCTTTCGGAGCATTTTTGAATGAACAGAGAAGCGATATACGAACAACTTAAAATAGACGAGGGGGTAGAGTATGAAATATACAAAGACCACCTCGGGTATCCAACATTCGGAGTCGGTCACCTTGTTACCGAAGCGGATGCCGAACACGGACAAGAAGTTGGAACAGCAGTCTCAGAAGAAAGAGTCAAAGAATGTTTCAGTAAGGATCTCGACACAGCAATTAGCGAATGTCATAATTTATACGGAGAAGGGGACTTTGGAAAGTTGCCGGGTGAAGTACAGGAGATCTTGGTTAATATGATGTTTAATATGGGGCGCCCTCGCCTCTCTGGTTTCAAGAAGTTTAATGCTGCTATTGAAAGTGGTGATTGGTTGGAAGCAGCAAAAGAAGGACGAGACAGTCGTTGGTATAGACAAGTGACCAACAGGGCTGAAAGATTAATGGTTAGATTAGAACATTTAGCGAGTTTAGGACGATGAAATTACGAGATCAATTATTAGATGCAAGTAGAAAACACTTTGAAGGTCACATTGAAAAACACCGTGTGAATGTTGAAGTGTACTTAAAAAATCCTGCAGGTATAGGAGAACACTCTGATATTATGGAAGCTATTGAAGGTGAACTATCACAAATGGCTGAATATGATGACAAACTAGAAATGCTTAACAAATATTTTGGAGATTAACAATGGCAAAATTTAATAGATTGCTTGATGCAGATTTTCAGCCTCCTAGCACTTGGATACTTGATCTGTCACTAGCATTTGATTCTGATGTTCTTAATGAAACAGAAGCAAAAACATTAAAGGCGGTAGGCGCCAAAGTAAACACAAAGATGAAAATCACTGTGCCTAAAGGTTTTAAAACTGATTTAGCATCTGTTCCCAGAGGCATTTGGTGGTTCATTGCACCCTTTGACGTAGCACGTGCAGGCGTAGTACACGATTACTTGTATTGGTGTATTCGTCAGTACAGAGCTGCTCAGGGTGATGCAGCAGATATGTGTCTTGTTGCAGACGCAAAAGTAGCAGCAGACAAGGTGTTCAAAGAGGCAATGGAAGTTTCCGCAGAACACGTAGCAGGATGGAAGAAGTGGTGTGCTTGGAAAGCTGTTTGTTGGTTCGGTCATAGCTCTATTGTTCCTAGAGAGGAACTGTAGTGTATTGGATACTCCTTAGGGCTGCCTTAACTGGTATTTTTGGTTCTGCTTTTGGTAAGTGGTTTCTTTCTACACGCATGGGTAGATGGTTTCAAACAAAACTAGATCGCTTTATGGAGTATCTTGCCGTTAAATATGATATAAATATAGCAAAGAAAGAAGCTAAATGGGCATCACAATATCCTGGTTTGGCAAATAGAATAGAAAAATTAGAAGAGTGGTCTCATCCTCCTGTTGCTCCTGGTGGTACAACAGAAATTATGGAAGAGATAGCGAAACTACAAAAACAAATTGACCAAATGAATTGGAAAAGAAAGAAATGAAAACACTTTTAAGAAATTCTGATAACTTATCCATGTACATTTTTGGGGATGATGACAGTGTTGTACTGGATACTAATTCGGTCACTATATCTGATTGGGTAATAACTGACTTAAATAATACTAATTCTACCTTAGTAGAAAATGTTACACCTCCCAGCGATTATGCAAGATGTAAATACACTTATAGTGATGGTGTTTGGACAGTAATACCAGGTTACAGTCACCCTGAAGATCCTGTGACTGAATGGATAGAGGAATAAAATGAAAACAATTATAGAAAATACTACTAATATTTCCAAATATATATTTGAGGACGATGCTTCTGTCACAATAGGCAGCGATAGTACAACAACTCCTGATTTTTTTATTGCAGATATGAACAGTAGTAATTGCACTATGGTTACCGGAGTTACTCCTCCTGATGATTGGATAGGTAACAAGTATATTTACAGCGAAGGTTCTTGGTCTGCTAATTCTGACTATGAGGAACCATCTGAAGAACTAGATCCAGCCCTACCAGGTGAATAACCGACATGAAAACATTTAAAGAGTTTTTAGAAGAAGCCAAGGGAATGGAAGGCATGACTCAGAAAGGCGGTCATAAGCGTCCTACTGATAAGGGTGCAGGGTTGACACAGAAAGGTGTTGAGAAATACCGCAGGCAGAATCCTGGTAGTAAACTACAGACCGCTGTTACTACACCTCCCAGCAAGTTGAAGCCTGGAAGTAAAGCAGCTAAGAGGCGTAAATCATTTTGTGCAAGGTCACGTGGTTGGACAGGCGAAAGAGGTAAAGCAGCACGTAGAAGGTGGAACTGCTAATGGGAAAAATTGCCTTTGTACTTTTATTAATTATAGTCGGAATGGGTTTAGTGGGTCGTTGGTATTATTATGACACACAGGCACATATAGAACAGTTAAATCAAAACATTGCTACGTTGAGAGCAAATCAAGCACAGCTTGAACAAGCCATTGCTACTAGCAATGAAACGATAGAAAGACAACAGAGAGATGCACAACAGTTTGAACTAGCAAACAATGCGCTAAGGGAACAATTACAAGAAGCAGAAGCATACTCAGATGACTTAGCTTCAAAATTAAGGAATCATAACCTAACAGTATTGACAGCACAAAGACCAGGTTTGATTGAAACTAGAGTAAATAACGCTACAGCGAGATTATTTGATGAAATGGAAATTATTACTGGTAAGCCTGCTCCTACCACTACTGAGTAGTTGCACAGGTTTAAGTTTATTCGGAGGTAGGCAACCTGTACAACCAGAGCCTATTGTAGTTACAGAAACAGAGTATCTTTACAGAGAGATACCAATACAAGCAAGACCTAAACCCGTCACATTATATGACATTGAGTTTTATGCGGTAACGGGTGAGAACATAGATGAGTTTTTAGAAAGGTTTGAGGAAGAGAATGGTGATATTGTTTTCTTTGCAATCAGTGTTCCTGATTATGAAAACATAGCACTGAACATGGGTGAACTGAGAAGATTTATTGAATCACAAACTGCGGTTATTGTTTATTATGAGGAAAATGTAAACGTACAACCAGAGGAAGAAGATGAGTCTTAAAGATTGGTTTGGCAAAGGTCCTAAAGGCGATTGGGTTCGCATGGATACTAAAGGCGAAATAAAAGGACCTTGTGCAAGAGAACCGGGCGAAGGTAAGCCAAAGTGTTTACCACGTTCTAAGGCTCAAGCTATGTCGAAAAAAGACAGAGCATCAGCAGCTAGAAGAAAACGTAGACAAGATCCAGTAGCAGACAGACCTGGAAAAGGCGGTAAACCTATCATGGTGAAAACAAAAAAAGAAGAAGTGGAATACATTACAGAAAAGTCAAAGCCTACTAATCCAGCATTATGGTCACGTGCTAAGGCAGCAGCACGTGCTAAGTTTGACGTTTATCCTTCAGCATACGCTAACGGTTGGGCAGTACGTTGGTACAAGAAACGTGGCGGCGGTTGGAGAACTGTAAAAGAAGAAGCTGAAATAAAGCCTCATAAGATGTACAAAGGTGATAAAGTTGTACTGGCAAAAAATAAAGCAGACCACGACAGATTAAATAAGATGGGATATACACACGACAACCCTAAAACAAAGAAAGTAGAAGAAGAAAAAGGTTACTGCTCTTGTGATTGTGATTGTAAACAAAAGGTGTGTAAAACTTGCGGTATGCCGAGAAAAATAACTGAAAAATGCTGGGATGGATACAAACAGGCTGGTATGAAAAAGAAAGGGGACAAAGTTGTTCCCAATTGTGTCAAAGAAACTGATCTTGGTGTTATGATTGCAAAGGCACAGTCTGATAGAATAAAAAGAGATTGGAACAAGAAGTCTCAGTCTGAAAAATTAGACTCACTCAAAAAGGACAGAGCAGAACTCAAGAAGAGAATGTCAGAGGGTGAAAATCATTCTTGGAGAACAGACGGACACTATAAAAAGGACGGCACAGAATATACAGGTGACCAACACGCCCATGAAGGTCAGGTTATGACAGGAAAAACTCACACTAAAGATAGTGAAAACCTGTATCACTTTAAGGACTTGTCACCCGAAGTAAAGAAAAAAGTATTAGAAAGAATGAAAATGGATGAAGGTCTTGTTGACAAGATAATGAAATCCAAAACATTGAACAAAAGAAACTACGCATATGCTGCAAAAGAACTTGAAAAAAGGATGAAAAAAGATCCTAGTAAGACAAAACAAAGTCACGCACATGATGTTGCTAGTTATGTAAGAAATGTTGATGCACGTAAACTTGCTGCTGAAGAAAAAGATTCCCGTGATGGTAAGTATACCTCTTATCAGAAAAGAGTCCAAGCTGCTGACAAAGAAAGAGAAGAAGGTAAAAAGAAAGCTAATAAAAATATACCAGCACACGCTGAGTTGAGGATTGGCCGGCGAGATGGTGTTAAGGCATCTCAATATCACAAACAGCCGAGTTATAAAAAGAGAAACAAGGACGGCAGTAAGCACGGACCCGCTGCTTATGATGCAGATGCAGCAAAGAGACGCAAGGCTATTGAAAGACACCAAGAAAGACAAATAGAAAAAGATTATTGGGATGACGATTTTGATATGACAGGCTGCCCTTTATTGGAGAAACTTAATCCTTCAATGGGAATCAAAAAATATATAAACGACTTTTACAAGTCAGACGCACCTCAGTTTAGAGGAGCCTCAAAAGCAAAACGCAGAAAGATGGCAGTAGCTGCATACTTAGGTGCTAAGCGTGGCGATTAAATGAAAACCTTTAAAGAATTTACTGAAGTAAACAGACACGGTATTCCAAAAGATGCTACTAAAGCAGAATTGGAAGCCATACGTTCCAGTAAAAAATCTAGTAAGGGTAAAAAGAATTTAGCACACTACTTGCTAAATATGCACCATGAAGAAATCAAGTATGATTCTTCCATGGGTGGACATGAATGGGGTACTGATAAAGGTACTCAATACATGAAAAGTAAAACTCCCGGCGAGAAAAAGAAAGTAAAGGAGGCTAAGGAAATGAGTAAGAAAGATCCTGTAGCCAAAAACATGAATAAATTTAACAAGCCTGCTACTCACAGAGACCGTAAGAATGATTACAGTCGAAAGGATAAGCACAAAGGTAAAATTTATGAAGAAGGTGAGGCAGGAGAAACAAAAGCAGAATACAGAAAAGACAATGAAATCAATGCCCCTGAGGCAGGTATAGTTCCTCTGAATGATAAAGACGTCAGGGCATTAGAACACGATGTAGATGTGTTCAATTGGCAAATGGCAATTGATCTTGAATTATACGATGAAGATGAACTAATGGATGACATTGATTCAAACGATCCACATGACGAAGTGCAAATTACTGAGGTACTGTCAGTACAAGGCAGACTCAAGCGTAGATTTGCAGCAAGAAAGAACAGACAAAAGTTAAAAGTAGCTAGAAACATTGCACTGAGAAGAGGCTCTACACCTGACCGTTTGAAGAAACGTGCAACAAGAGGTGCGAGAGGATTAGTTTATAAACGTCTACTAAGAGGCAGAAGCAAAACTAATATGCCGCCTGCTGAAAAGGCACGTTTAGAAAAAATGTTGCAGCTATACGCCCCACTAGTACAAAGACTTTCAGTTAGATTACTTCCTAATATGCGTAAAATGGAAATACAACGCATGAAAAACAGGAAAGGATCAGCTGCCAAGAAGTCTAAGAAGTACAAAGCAGCACGTCCAGTAGCCAAAAAACAAGCAGCGAAAAAGTTTAAAATTAAAAAGTAGTCTAAGTCATACAGGTTATAAATACCAGTATGAATAAAACACAAAAACAACGACTACAGCAGCTTGTTAGACAAGGCATCATACCAAATGCTAAACTACAAGTTCTTATGCGAGCTATAGGTAAGTCTCGCCTAGGTGTTCTATTGACTCCCGATGAAAGAAATGTAATGTCTGTATATTTAGACAAATTGCAAAATTTCGTATTAGGAGACCAAGCTGTTTTTAATCGTGCAAGAACTTTAAACACACAAAGGTCGAAATATCAGACGGAGGAATCCACTGTGGAAATTGATGAGAACGTCAGGATTGTTGACGGTCCTGAAGAAGAAGAAAAAATGAGAAAAACGGCTGAAAACAAAGCCAGAAGACTCTCTGTTCGTAAGCGTGATAAGTACAGAATGCTGTCACCCGAACTAAAGAAAGAAAAAAGCAAAGCTGGCATGGACGAAGAAGTAGCAAATTTCCATGAAGTTTATAAAGAAAGATTTGATGCAGCACTTGAATACTACGGTGTCACTAACATCAGAGACTTACCAGAGGATAAAAAGGCTGAATTTTTTGCTGTAGTTGATGAAGCAACTAAAATGGATCCCGTTGGACAAGAAGACGATGACATTGACAATGACGGTGATTCAGATTCTTCTGATGCTTACCTCAAGAAAAGACGTAAAGCTATCAACAAGGCAATGAAGAAAGAAGAAGTAGAACAAGTTGATGAACTGAAAAAGTCTACTCTTTCTTCATATATTCAAAAGGCAGCAGATCCTGCAAAGAAAAAGTCAAACGTAAACCTTGCTTCTAAGGCAGCTTACAAGTTAGCAAAGGCAGATCCTTCTGATATGTCTAGCAGTCCTGGTGATAAAGAAGATCAGAAAGCCTATATGAGAAGCAAAGGCATTCAAACAGCAGCTAAGAAACTTGCTAAGGAAGAAGCGGAACAGTTGGATGAATACGGAAATCCTGCTGCAACTCCTGAAAGACTGCAAATGATTAGAAGAGCAGCAGAAAGAGTGCAAAGTGGACAGGCTGCAAAAGATGCTGAGAAGCGAGCAAAAAGAGACATGAAACAAAAAGGTGCCCAAAAAGGCATGGCTCCTCTTAAAAAGGACGTTGAGGAAGAAATACAACGGCTCCGAAAGATGATTAAAGAAGGCACGGACAAAGCAGAATCTTATAGACTTCTCGCAAAAATTTTAAATAAAACAGAAAACTTAGGAGAACAATAATGGCTGGTTGGGGAAATACAGATACTCAGGCTAATAAGCCTCAGAGTGAAGCCACTACTTTTACCATTGATAGCACTAGCACTGATGTTGTAAACGCTACTGACGATACCATTAATATTAAACATGGTTTCGCAACAGGAGATGCGGTTGTTTATACTACAGCAGGAACTGCTATTGCTGGATTGGTAAGTGGCACCACTTACTACATTATCGCAGGCGATGCGGCTGCTGATACTGAACATGACTATCAGTTGGCTAGTTCAGCTTCAAACGCAAACGCAGGCACACAGATTGACATCACTGGTGTTGGTGACACTGCTACTGATACTATTCAAATTTTAGCTGCTGACGTATTCGGTGTAGCTGACGAAGAAGTTTCAGCGGCAACCGGAGACGGTAAAGGCGTTTCTCACTCAGGTTGGGTTAAGAGAACTGAAACAGCAACAGGACGTATTTCATCCGTTGACACTATTGGTGCAGCAGACGCTTCTCGTAAAGGCGGCAAATACTTTCTTACTGTAGGTGACACTGGTGTTTCTACTGGTGGTTCAGGTACAGGCGGAACTTTTGAAATTCAGGTTGACTCTGGTGGTGCAGCATACGTAAACGTAATATCAGGTGGTTCAGGTCATGCAGATAATGACGTTATCACTGTAACTGATGGTGCTCTAGGCGGCGGTGGAGGTGCTTCATTGACTTTCAACGTGAATGGCATCAACAGCAAACTTCAACACGAAGTTCTAGTAGCACTTACTGACACAGCAATCTCTGATATGGGTGATGCCTCAGACGATACTGAGTTCCCAGACTCATAATAAATACTTTTAATTTAGGAGTATTTTTATGGCAGATGCGAAACTCTCAGAACTAACGGCGGCCACATCGGCCGCCTCTTCTGATTCAATGTATCTTGTGCAGTCAAGCACAAGTAAAAAAATCACTGTGGCAAACTTTTTTGGTGCTGTTGCTACACCTACTGTTTTTAGTGACAAAATTCAAATTCAGGACACTGACACACAAACAACGTCAGGTGCCATTGACATTACAACTAACATCACGTTCTTGAATAATCCTGATTCTGGTGGTAACATGAGTCTAGCTGCAGGATCTGCTGGGCAAATTAAAATCATTATTATGACTAGTAACACTGGCGGTCATACATTGACACTCACCGGATCATCCGTAGAAGGTAATGTTGCATTTGATGCTGCAGGTGAGACAGCAACTATGATATATACTAATAGCAAGTGGTATATGATAGGAGGTACTGCTTCGTATTCATAGGAAATTAGTATATGATTGAGTTGAATGAAGATAATTTTTTTATCTATGCGGTTAAACATTATTACAGCCCAGGTTCAGTAGGAATAAAAGATTTAGAAGAAGACCTAAATAGAATAAAATATATAAAGAGACTTCTAAATCGGTATCAAAAAACAGGCGAGGCAAATGAACGATTAATTTTGAATCATTTGGTAGTCCTATATAATGTTTTTGATGAGGCTGCAACACATATGTTGTTTTATAAGTTGGGCGAAGAATACTGGTCTGATTTAAAAACATACTTAGTTTATTTACATAGAATGCCTTTACAGACAATAGTGAGTAAAGGTATAATAGAAACTGACATACCGTTAAACGAAAGTTTAATTAACATATTGAGAAAACTATAATGTCAAGATTAGCAGACGGATATGTCACAATACGAATACTTAGAATGCTAGCTACTCCTATTGAAGGCAGTCAAGCATATAAGTTAGGTATTGTTGACAAAGACGGAAAAAAGATTAAGAATCCAGTAACCGGAACGGAGAAAGATTCTTATTCTATGCTGCAGCGTTTCGTATTTAAATTGCAACGTGCTTTGATGAAGTCACCTGACAGAAACGCAAAAAGACTCTTGACAGTAGCA